TAACCGCTTTTAATCCACAGTCTCCCTACGCTATAGCAAAAGCCGCCGCTCATCAGGCTACAGCGCTCTACAGGGACTCCTACGGGCTTTTTGCCTGTTCGGGTATTCTCTTTAACCATGAGAGTGAAAGGCGCGGAGAAACGTTCCTGACGCGCAAGGTAAGCAAATACGTAGCTAAATTGTACCAAGCAATAAATGAGGGATACTCTATACCGAAATTGAAGCTAGGAAACCTCAAAGCGAAGCGTGATTGGGGCTATGCTCCTGACTATGTTAGGGCAATGTGGATGATGTTACAGCAGGACAAGCCGCTGGATTATGTTATCTGCACTGGTGAGAGTTATACAGTAGAAGACTTCGTAATAGAAGCATTTCAGTGTATAGATATATATGAGTACAGTGATTATGTAGAAATAGACAAAAAACTATATAGGCCGTCTGAAGTTCCGTATCTTAGGGGCGACTGCTCAAAAGCTAGTAGACTTCTTGGATGGGAGCCACAAGTATCGTTTGAAACGCTTGTAGCAAGAATGGTAGACCATGATATACAAGATAGAGATAGACATTTCCAAGATATTGCCTTTGCTGAAGAAGCTGGGTATATATCGGTATAAGCAAGAAAGCACGCATATTTTTGTTCAGGCAGAAGACCCTGACGAAGCATGTTTTATTGCTTTAGCAAAATTAGCGCAACAAATGCTAGAAGAAAATAATACAGCAGCGGTTAAGGATACAATAAAGGATCTTCGTCATATGGTTAGAGTCGTGAAGCTCAGAAGGATTGGTCCAAGAATATCATGAAAAGAGATTATGACGATCCGGTATATGCCGAATGGCGCAAGCGTATCTATGAGAGAGATTCTCATAAGTGTCAAATGCCCGGATGCAAATCAAAGCGTTCAAGACTCAATGCGCATCATATAATAAAATGGTCAGAAGCTCCACACCTGCGTTATGATCTGAATAATGGAATAACTTTGTGCTGGAAGTGCCATAAAGAGGTAACAGGTTCTGAAAGCACGTATGCGCCTCTGTTTTGGGACATACTGAGAGACAATGAGTAAGTACATAGTTCTAAGAGACACGAGAGAGAAGAATGGCTGGGATTTCAGCTCTCAGGATAAGTGTATGGCCGTTAAGGATTGGGGTCTAAGGACGGGCGATTACACCGCGAGAGGCTTGGAAAAGAGCCTAGTAATTGAGCGCAAGGCCAGCACGGGCGAGATAGCTATGAATCTTGGGCAAAAGAAGAATGCGTTTGAAGCAGAAATGGAGCGGATGTCTAAGTTTCGATGGGCATACATTGTATGTGAATTCTCGATAGACGACATTATGTCGTTTCCTGAGAATTCAGGAATACCGAAAAAAAGGTGGCAGTATATGCGCATGAACGGTAAGTACATATGGAAACGAATAAGAGAAATTGAAGAGGAGTTTGGTGTTGTATTTTTATTCCTTGATAACAAACACGACGCTGAGGACAAGGTCGTTAGGATATTCGATGAAGTAACGGAGATACTAATACGTGAACAGCACTCTTAATAATCCTAAAATTCTACAAGACGCATGGCTGAATATAGACAAAGACGAATCGGAGCTAATAAATCCTTTTGCTTTAGATACTGAAGAAGAGTTTCACATAAAGCTTACGTGGTTATTGTCTAATCCAGAATACTTCTCTTTTATATGCAAGTATGTTTTTAATGTAGAAATACTACCTGCGCAAGCATTAATGCTCAAAGAAATGTGGGGAAGAAAGTTTCCAATGCTTATCGCTAGTCGTGGTTTTGGAAAATCTTTTATACTGTCGCTCTACTCTATGCTAAGAGCGCTCCTGATGCCCGGAAGAAAGATCGTTATCGTTGGTGCTGCCTTCCGTCAATCTAAAGTCCTGTTTGAGTACATGGATACAATATGGAGAAATGCACCTATATTGAGAGATATAGCCGGAGGCAGTAGTGGTCCACGTAAAGATGTGGATATGTGCAGGATGATCATTGGCGATAGCACGGTGACGTGTCTTCCATTAGGTGATGGCTCTAAAATTCGTGGTCAACGTGCTAATGATATTATTGCTGACGAATTTGCATCTATACCTCGTGCGATATTTGAAAATGTTGTAGCAGGTTTTGCTGCCGTAAGCGCATCTCCGATAGAGAATGTAAAAAGATTGGCTGCAAAAAGATTAGCTGAAGAAGAGGGCATAAACGTAGAAGAGGATAAGGACGAAGTTTTAGATATAGGAAACCAGATCATACTTTCTGGTACGGCATACTATGACTTCAATCACTTTGCCGAATACTGGAAAAAATGGCGTCAGATAATAAATAGTAAAGGAGATCCTAAAAAACTCTCTGAAATGTTTGGCGACAATGAAGTTCCTAAAGACTTTGACTGGAAAGAGTATTCAATCATAAGAATACCATTTGAGCTTTTGCCAGAAGGCTTTATGGACGCTGGACAGGTGGCTAGATCTAAGGCTACTGTTCATGCAGGTATATATCAAATGGAGTTTGGGGCTTGTTTTTCTAGCGATAGTAATGGGTTCTTTAAGAGGTCACTAATCGAAAGCTGTGTAGCCTCTCCAGAAAACCCAATAAGTATGCCTAGCGGAGAAGTAAATTTTCATGCATCGCTTAGAGGTAACCCAAACGGAAGATATGTATTCGGCATTGACCCCGCTTCTGAAGTAGACAACTTTTCTATTGTCGTCATGGAGTTACACGAAGATCATTCAAGAATTGTTTATTGTTGGACTACCAACAGGTCTGAACATAAAGAAAAAATAAAAGCGGGCGTGGTAAGTGAAACGGACTTTTATTCTTACTGTGCTAGGAAGATAAGAGACTTGATGAAGGTATTTCCTTGTGAAGAGATCGCCCTAGACGCTCAGGGTGGTGGTATAGCAATCATGGAGGCTCTGCACGATAAAGACAAGATACAAGAAGGCGAACTTCCGATATGGCCTACGATAGACGAAAAGAAGGAAAAGGACACAGACGGAGAGCCGGGACTTCACATTCTAGAAATGATACAGTTTGCTAAGGCCGACTGGGTTGCCGAGGCAAATCATAGTTTAAGGAAAGACTTTGAGGATAAAGTTGTACTCTTTCCATACTTTGATGCAGCTACTATTGGACTAGCAATATCTGATGACAAACTAAAAAACAGACTGTATGACACGCTAGAAGATTGTGTTATGGAAATAGAAGAGCTTAAAGATGAGCTTTCTATGATTATTATGACGCAAACAACTTCGGGTAGAGATAAGTGGGACACTCCAGAAGTTAAACTTCCCGGAGGTAAAAAAGATAGGCTAAGAAAAGACCGTTACTCTTCTCTCATAATGGCTAACATGTCCGCCAGAAGAATACACAGAACACCAGCAAAACCTAACTACGATCCTGTAGGTGGATGGGCTGGAAAAGCTGTTGGAGATGGCGGAGAAAGTTTTATAGGACCAGCTTGGTTTACACAAGGAATGAAAGATGTTTATTGATTTGGTGTATAATCAATTAGATTAATTATTCAATCATTCCAATTACAATTCAATTGAGGCAGACAATGGAAGACAAAAATCCAGAGATACAAAAAACACAGGGTTTTGTTACTTGGGCAGACGACTCAGGCAAGCAACAAGTTTTATTGGAAACCTCAGACAATATAGACCATTATGATGGCATTCAAAAGTCTATAGGTTACAGGCGTAGGTCTTTTCTGGACATAGAGACAAATAAGTCTGTCAGAACTGGTTTTACACGCGAAGACTACAATCGCTTTAGAAGCGAAGAAGCAGTTCCAAAGAAACAAAAGGAAGCTATGCAGATGTGCATGGCTGCTTACGATAAGGTAGGGATTGTAAGAAACGTCATTGATCTCATGGCCGATTTCGCATCTCAAGGAATTAATTTAGTTCATCCTAACAAAAGAATAGAGAAGTTTTATCGTAAGTGGTTTCAAAAGATTAGCGGAAAGGAAAGATCAGAAAGATTTCTAAATACGCTATACAGGTGTGGAAACGTAATAGTTAAAAGAAGAACCGCTAAAATAAGCAAAAAAGCTGAAAGAGAACTAAGATCTTCTGCAACTCCGGACATGGACATTCAAGAGTTGTTGTTCAACAAAAGAGAGATACCTTGGAAATTTGATTTTCTCAACCCCCTTTCGGTTGAAGTTATTGGTAACGAATTAGCTACGTTTGTTGGTCAACCCAAATATGCGATAAGGGTTTCCAAAATAGTTAGACAACAAACAAAAAGAGGACTGTCTGGTTCTGTTCCTTATAACGCGAGATTGTCTGCAATGTTACCACCAGACATTGTAGAGGCTATCAAGAGCGGACAAGAGCTTATTCCGCTAGATGAAAATAAAGTGTCAGCATATTTCTA